GTAGGTTAGGTAACTTCAATGCATCTACAATTGGAGTAAGTACATCCATTCTATCCGCATTGTTCATATTACAATCGTGATTACCAGCAATTACAATAGTAGTACATAGTTTATTACATTCAGTAAACAACCAACTAATCTCACTCACCAATTCAGGACTCATTTCCAATTTAGCATGTGCAATATCTCCAGCTAAATAAATAATAGCATCATCCGTTCCCCTTTTCTTAATCTCATCAAACATAGAGTAAAATACTTCTCTAAACTCTTTGTGTCTTTTTATGTTACGGATGTGTATATCCGCAATGTGATAAATCGTTTTTAATCTATTCATATATTATTTAGTTTTGAAAGTACTAAATCATCCCATCCGGTTTCTTTAGCTCCTTTCAATAGTTCGTTTACTTTTTCAAATCCCATTTCACCGGCATCTTTATCAGTTGGTATAATATTCCTTACTCTAATCCCATTCTTTTGAAACCATTCCGTATGTTTAGTAGAATCATCAACGGCATCCGAATCTAACATAATCGTTACATCTTTAACACCCTTTTCCATAATTTTGTTTTTTAATTTGCTAAGTAAGAACTTACCTAACAATGGAATAACATTTCTCTTTACTGAAAATGAATCAAACACACCTTCTACCAAAGTAATTGGTTCGTTCCAATTGATTTGATTCTCAAATACGATTACATCTCTACTAATTGGTGGATTCTTATATTTCATTTTATCATCCTCATAAAAAGAACGTGCCACAAAGTAGTTAAGTTCACCATTATCATCATAAGATGGAATGATTACTCTACCACCATATAATCCATCTTCACAATATCCAATATTATGTTTTACAATATCTGCTCTCTTAATACCCCTCTTATTTAAATAGTGTATAGCCTGATTATAGATTGGATTAAATGAACCAGTTGGCTTGAAATATAATTGTTTGAATTCTTTTGGTAATTGTAATTTAGCTACATATTCTTCTTTCGAATCATATTCAGGTTCATCACCATATACATCCCTAACCTTATTTAGGTCTCTCACATCCACATTTAGTTTGCGGAGTAGTGAATATATGCTTCTACCCTTAGAATCACATACCCAACAATGCCATCTTTGAGTATCTAAGTTTACTTGAAGTTTCTTTTTATGGTGATTACAAAATGGACAATGGTGTGCCTGCTCATTTCCTTTCAAAGATGAGCCCACACCGAGTGTAGAATCTAATATTGTGATTATTTGTAATTTGTTTCTACCAGATAGCATAATTTGGATATTATTATCACAAATATACAAAAAATACCTGATATAACCAAATTAGTAAGATGAATTCTTTACATCGGTAAGAAAGTCTGCTAAAAATTGTAATTTATTAGCAATAGTCTCTCTTGGTTGATTTTGAAGAATCATATTTTTCAGGTCTAATAAAGATGCAGCTGCCACCCCATGTGCATCATCTTTTGAATTTAAGTAATTATCGGATATTCCGTACTTTTTACAAATTTCTTGAATGTTCATAACTTTAGTTTATTATATCCCTACGGAAGAACTTTCCCATAAGGTTTTCGTTTATTGCTTGTTCGTTGGCCAGTACATCGTAATGAAACTGCCATTTTATTTCGTAATATGATAGGGATTTCTTTGAGAAACAAAATTGAATGATTTCTCTTTCAAAGTGTTCAGCGTTTCCAGCTTTTACTTCCGATTTAATCCATTCGTTTGATGAATAGTACTTCTCCCAATCCGATGCTTTTTTTACAACTCTCTTTCTAGTCTTACCTTTAAGCGGTTTTAATCTACGAGTTTGAGTGAGTTGTTTCTTACCTATATAGAATCTACCAGTTGGGGTATGTACCATTTTATAGACAAATCCAACCGCACCTTCAGGTGTATTTTCTTCTGTAACAATATTTCCATCAAATTTCCAACTCATTGATTATTTTTTAATCGAATCAGAGTAAGCTTTACTATTTAGCTTCCCACCTCTTGCTTTGTCAAGTTTAATATCGTCTTTTGACAAATTCAATCCACCATCCGGCTCAATTGGAGTTTTATCTTTACCTTTAATATCGATTTTTCCAGTTGTAGGTGGGGTCTTTTTATAAATATCTAAAATACTTGCCATTTTGTTTTTCTTTATGTTTTACTTCTATAAATATAACGTTATGTATCGAAACGGATAATAAAGTTTAATGGATAATCAGGTAAAGATTTAATTGGTTGTGGTAATTTTGCCACAGCTATCATATCTAAATTGTCATCATATAAACCAATTGTTGTAATATATGGTGCTAAATAAGAACCAGTTGGGTCAACAGAACTACTCACAAAATAATCATCAAAACTACCTTTTTTAGTTTGGTCTATTGAAGAACTAAATGCAAATCGTGCTCCTCTAATATAATAGTTATCAATTACAGCAGAAGGATTTTGTGAAACATTAAATTCATTTTCTAATACCGATAAGAATACTTCATTTTCATATATTGTAAATGTAGACCTATAATTTAAAGAATAATTTGATAAAGTTGAACCAGAAACAATATTTCTAGTCAATACAACTAATCCTCTATCGTAAAATACATTACCATGTACGTTACTTCCACTATCTAACAAATTAGAATTACCATCGTCTGTATATATATCTCCGTTTGAATCCGTTAATACAACACTACCTACTTTTATTCCCTCACCATAATAATCTTGCGGAATTGATATTACTGCAATATCATTTTCCAAAACTCTTTCTGTTAAAGATGCATACGATTCACGTCTACCAACTTCCGTTAAAATTGATGCAGTTGCTGAGTTTCTGTAAAATTGAGATTCAATAGAAGCATATATTACCTTTTTAACATAACCGTAACTTTTATCATCAGAATCAACATCCACAAAAGACCCAGCTGGGTTCTCACCAAAAATTGGAGGAACATCATTATGGTCTAATGTCCATTCTTTATAAAGTTTTATCGGTCTAGTTACAATATCCGATTTTGGAATTTCTTTAAGCATGTATTTTTGCCTTTACAATAAATATTTGATAAATGAAAAACCCCCTTTCGGGGGTTCTTCAAATTAACTATGTGTTATTTAGAATGATAATTTTACTTTAATTAAAACTTCCTTATCAAATGATTTGACAATTGGTTGAGATGTTTTAGCTACTGCTATCATTTCATTTGCGTCATTTAAAAGACCTACAGTAGTAATGTAAGTTTGTGGGTCGGTTTCAAATGTACCTTCAGTAAAGAATCCATCCACATCAACATAAGTTGGGTTGTTAGAATAGTTAAACTCTCTATTTGTTGCTCTTACAAAGAAATGCTGTGTTGATACATTTTCAGTTCTTCTTGCTTCAAAATCACCACCCAATTTAATTGCTGATAGTAATCTATACTGATTAAATTGTTCAGATGTTTGTAAGTGTGATGGTGATACACTACCACTAATCACAACTGCTCCATCTTTTGTATATATTGTTTGATTTGGAATGTTTCCTACTAAAGAACCTACCGCAGATGCGTTAAGTACTATAATTCCTCTATCAGGATAGAATAAACCTAAACCTTCACCATTTGAACCAGTTGTTGTATTAATCGTTGCTTCATTTTGAGTTCCCAAATTAAGAGAACCAGAAACAACCTTAAATGTTCTACCACTTAATCCTAAATCATCTCCAAATTTCTTACCACTATTATCAATTAATGTTGTAACAGCGCCGCTTGAGTTAGCTAATTTTAAAGACCAGTTACCAGCATCCATTTTTTCTCTGAATCGGCTTCTAGCTATGTTAATAATATAAACTGAATTTGCGTTAGTCAAAACTCCAGATGAATTTTCGAATGAGAATTTTGTATCAGTTGGGTCTAACAACATTGCTCTATATTGAGCGTAGGTTGCTTTAGTTGCCAACAACGATGCATCATTATCAGCTAAATTCATAGAACCACTACCATCAACATGTCCATAAGCGATAGCGAATTGTACTTCAGCTGAATCAGAGTATGCTATTGGGTTGTAATCATATACATTAGCGTAATAATATCCGCTTGCTGCTGTTGTTTGTGATGATGCTGTAAAGAATTGTGCTAAAGAACCAGAATCACCAGACCATAGACCTGTTGTTACCACTTCTATTTTAGCGTTTACTTTATCGAAATCACCAAATCTTTTATAGATACCAGTGGAAATTAATCCAGAAGTTCCTATTTGTTGTCCAGCCGGTAAAACACTATTCAAAATAGATACAATTTGATTTGAATCAATCGTACCACTATTTGCTAGTGCTGATATTTGGGCTGTTACATTAGGGTCATTTATTAGTGCCATTTTTTATATCTTTTTATGCTTTATAAGTTACGGTTACAGGTATAGTTTGAGAACCACCGGTTTCATTACCATACACAGTAAGAGTTGTTGCAATATCAATTGTTAAGCTTGGATTTGGTGTGAATCTAAATTCCAAACCACTAACTACTTGCGCAGTTGTTGTAATTTCTTCACCTAAGAATACAGGTACTGTACCTGTTCCACTTGCTCCTCTTGATACAGTCAATGTACCTGCTCTTTGGTCTGCTAATACAACAGTGTAACCTGCGTTTGTATTTCCAGATGGAGATGTTGTTGGAGTTAATCCCACACCACCTTCGGTTTGATTTACAGCGATTGAAGGTACACCCAATCTTACAGTTGGAATTTGTGTAGTTCCTTTCGGAAGAGTCACTAATTTATATCTCAATACTTGAGTTTCATCAGGTGATGCTTCTGTGATAGGAATTGCTCTAATTGCTGAATCGTAATAAGCCGAACCCTTTGGGTGTGCGGGCTCATATAATGTATAATCAATCTCATCATCTCCCAAAGCGAACTTTGTGATATTCAAAGACTGACCCGATGCTAATTTTTGTCTTCCTTTTTTAGTAAGAATTGCATCTACGGTAATTTCGGTATTATCTAAATATGCCATTTGATATTGTTTTTTAATGCTTTATTTCTAAAATAAATATAACCAATTATTATTTTCAATCTTAATCTACTTCAAGTATTGGTTCACCACTACCTCTACCAGTTTTAGCCACTCTAAGTATGTTAGGATTAGTTGTAAATGTTTCAACAGGACTTAATCCATCTGGTGTAGTTGCGGCTGTTTGCTGTGAACCTTTCCAGAATGAACGTTGCATTCCCTCTCCCAATCCATTTACAAATTTGTAGTGAGTTGGAAGGTATCCGTTAATAGCTGTCACTTCAGTCACACCACCACCAACATTTACACTACCACTAAAAGGAAGAATAGATACATTATATTTTTCATAAGAAGTTACAATATTATCATAAACAATTGGACCGGATGTTGTTGCAGGATAACCACTTATTTGTGTTCTTTGTTTTATAAATTTAGTTTCTTTTACTAAAAATACACTAACCCTACTACCTGTTGTTTCTAAGTTTCCAAACAAATCATCCCATTGTCTATATACAGAATTCCCATGCTTAGCATATAATCCAAATCCTATATTAGCCAATGAATTTTTATCCATTCCAATTGCCGTAATTGAATTACCCTCAACTTCACCTATTAAACTTGCACCAGTTGGACATTCAATGTGAACTGAGCCAACATTTGGATATGTGGGAAATTCTGTTTCTAAAATATTAACCGAATCATATTGTACCAAACCTTCGTAGTTTGGATTAGTTGATTCTAATATAATTGAATCCGATTCATCAATTAAACTTTCATAACTATTCAAATCAGAAATTAAATTAGCAATATCAGATGTATTTAAAACACCCTCTGTATTTTGCAACTCTAACTCAATTTTATTGTTATCTGATGTTGTTATTGTTGAATCATAATCATTTTTTAAAGATTCTGGTTTATCCCATCTTACTTTACTTCTTTCTAAAAAGTGAGGTTCTATTAATAATCCTTTTGATACAATTGCTCTAGCAGGAGCTAAATCCGTCAATACATCAAATAAAGATTTATCAATATATCTTACAAGTCTAATATATTCATAGATATTTCTATTTTGTAATCTTTGGAAATAGTATTCTCTTAATTTTTCAAGCTCACCATATGAATCTTTATATTCATCTCTTGGGTCACCAATATAGTTATCAATACTAAAATCCCCAAACGATTTTAAAATATCCATATTCAATTCCTTAATTGGTGAAAAGAATAATCCCAATCTATTTGAATCTATCGGAGCTCTATCAAATGCTTTTTTAGTTGCCCTAACTTTGTGTGAAAGATTACCAACCAATTCTTGCGATTCAAATCTAATTTTGTTTCCATAAGTTAATCCCAATGATGGTACATTCGCCGTTACAGTTCTATCATATGGTGTGTACTGATATGGATATGTTGATGCTGAATAGAAGTTTTGAGCGTAAGCAAAATTTTCATTATAAGAATTGTTAATAGAAACATTCTTTATATTGTTATCATTAGTTCTATCTTTAGGATATTCAAAATCCAAACGGAATATTAAATCCGAAGTAGATGCAGTATATGAGTTACCATTAATAGCATCAGGAAATAATGTATGATTTTCAAATTTACTTCTTTGTAAAGGAACTGTCCATAAACGGAATTCATCTATATTACCTTCGTACCCATTTCCACCTAAAACTAAATTTTGAGTAGAACCGGTTTCCCATTGGTTATCATTATACAATATTGACATACTAACCGATGTAACAATTCTTTGTCCATCGGAAGTTGCTAACCAAACTTCATATAAAGAACTACTATTTGCATAATTTGTTCTATTAATTGCAACATTAGAATAATGTTGAGTTGACATTGGGAAATCTAAACTTCCCGATTTTAAATCAGGCCCAAATACATAAGTGTTAGATGTATTAAAATAATATGTACTAACCGATGCACTTATATATGGCTCTAATATGTATGTGCTTGTAGAATCATTACCACCAAAATTTAATTCTAATTTACAAAATGAACCAGTAGTTTGTATCAAATCTAAAGTCCATTCACTTCCAGAAATTAAAGTTGCTACTGGATTTATTACATCAGGCTTTATTCTAAATTCAATACCATCAGGTAATATACCTAAAGAAGATGTGTGCCATGGAATTCTTATACTTGAATCTTCATCCAATCGTATAGCCGCTGTTCTATCATCAAATGTAAATTGAGTAACACCACCGGTTGTTGGGTCTTGCGGGCCACCAAATTCCATTATTGTCAACATGGATTGTGGTACACCATAACAAGCCATGATAGCTTTCATAGCTCTAGCAGTACCTTTATGTTTTAATAGATATGGTAGGTTATTTGCAATTCTTCTCCAAACTTCAAAATTTGCATCTTGCAAACTTCTTGAATACTTTTGCGAACCATCTATATCAGTGCCAAACATATATTCCCACAAAAATTGAGAATCAAATGCTTTTTTAGATTTCCAACCAAGAGATTCAAGTAATGAATATATTAAAGTATTAGGAATACCAACCTCTTGTTTGTGTTCTAATTTTTTTACACTTTTTAAAGAATTAATATAAGACCAAATTATATCAAAATGCTGACCTATCATATCTAAGAAAAGGATAAAATCATCATTTTCATTATTATTTGTAAGATATTCAGGTATATTATTTTTTAATGCATTTACATTGTACTTATCATAATTTTCACCATAAGAAATTGCAGATTCATACCAACCAACTGCATCATTTGATGTAGATGATTTTGGAAATCTATAAGTAACACCAGTTCCAATATCTGTATAATTTTCTTTTGGATATGCTAATGTATCTTCATTTTTATATAGATACGTTTCGAATCCATCAAAAGTTGAAATTAAGTTATTAATATCTTCTGATAATTTATGTGCTTCAAAATTACCATATTTAGAACCAGTTAATGGAGCTTGTACTATATATTTTCTACCCGTTATATTAAAATATTTAGTTTGATATACTTCTAATGTTTTTATTTTGTAATAAAAGTTATTTATTCTTTCAGTACCGGACCCATAATGAACAAAATTTTCCCAAGAGTAATCAGAACCAGATACATAAGTTATGTTTAGTTTTTCAGTATCAATTGATGTCTTTTCCGATATTTTATTTACAAGCTGAGAGTGTGCGAACGAACCACTTCCAACTAAATCAGAAAATAATTGATAACCGATTCCACTATCTGCTTCTATTGAAAAATTTGGACCTTTTAAAGGAGGACAAAATAGTTCTTCTTCTGAACTAAGTGTAATTGTTTCAATAATTGGATTTGCCTGTAATTTAGAAATCCATATTTCTTGATTCGTTTGTACTGTTGTTGGTAATGGTTCATATAATTTTAATATCAATGAATCATCATCCTCAACCCAAGTTGTTATTACTTTATTATCGCCATTTCCAAAGTGAGCTAAGTGAGTTAAATATTTTGATGTTTCATCATCAAAAATACTCATATCGAATTGCGATATAAATCCATCAGCTATTCTACTAACAACAATTTCTTTTGGAATTGTTAAATCTCCCTTATCAAATTTAATTGAAATATATTCAGCATCCCCAACTACAACTTCTCTACCACTTTTATTTACAGGTACAAGTTTTAAACTTAAAGAAATCAAATCATCATCTTCGGATACAGATATATTGAAATTTTCTAGTAAAGATTTAAAATTAAAAGTTTGTTGTGTTATTCCATTTTGCTTACATGCAATTTGCATGAAGTTACTATTTTCTAATTGTGTGCTAGTATTGGAAGTTACCGCATATAATCTTAACTCATCGGTATTTATCGTTTCATATTCAATTGAAAAATCAACATCAGTTCCAACAAAATCAGGTCCTTTTAATAAAGATGGATACCTTATATTCCTAATATCAGGAGTTCCAACATAAACATCATCAACAACATTTAAAATAAATTGAATAGAATCACCAGGCGTTTCGTTACTTGATGGAACAAATATTATCTTATATTGACCGGGTTGAGAAAAGTAATTATGTGGAATTACTATTGTTGCACTTGTTTCTCCTTGATTTAATTGATACTCGATTGATTCTTTATTAACATAAGCTATTAAAGAAGTAGTGTTACTACTTTTTAACAATCCAATAGGAAAATGTGCATTAGAATTTTTATTATAAGCTTTTTTTAATTCTTCTTCATTTGAAAAAGAAATAGATGGATAATTTATTGGAGTTATAACAACAGTTTCACTATCAACATCAATTGTTAAATTTGAATTTACATCTATATTACCACTTATACTTTCTAATTGGCTTTGAGCTTCTGTTACAATAGTTTCTACTGTATTGTTTGATGTAATTTTTGAAAGTCTGTATAATTCAGCATTAGTGGTACTCACAATTAGCTTTGTTCCTGCTGCAAACTCAAAATTATTTACTCCTGCTTGTAAATTTATTGGTATTGTTTTTATTTCGGCATTAGTTGCTAATACTTGAATAGAATCACCAATACCATTAAGATTAATACTAACTTTAAATAATGTAGGTAATACAGGTGGGTCTAAAACAATATCTTTTACTTCTGGTTTATTATTATCAAATTTTATTGTTATCGATGAGCTACCAGCATCATAATTAAAAACTTGTTCAACTCCGTTTATTAAATGCCTTACCCTCATAACAAAACCAGGTTGAGCAGAATAAACATCTTGTCTTCCTGTGTTTGGTATGTATGGTTGTCCATAAAACGTTACACCAGATGGTGCTTCAACTCTACCTAATTCACCAAATGTTAAATTTGGTAAATTATTAAAATCTTGATAACCATATAAACTACTATAAGGGTCAACCTTAATTGTAGATAGAGGTTGTGTATATGGTATATAATTTGGATTAGTTACAACATCAAATATATATTCATCGTTAAACTTGTATCCAGTTTTATTTAAAGTAATTGAAACAGGTTGTATTACTAATTCTTCAGTAGTTAGAGTTATTGAATTATTTGTTGTTGCAAACGTATTCGCTCCATTTCTTATAATAGAACAACCATCAATCGAAGATTGTATATAAATTAGTTTTCCTAAATTACTATTTGCTAAACCAGGTTCGTTAGATATGGTAATAGTTCCTCCCCCACCACCACTTATAGTTCCACCACCACCGCTACCTCCACCTAAATCAATAGCAACAGCTGCGTCTTGTGTAAAGAAACCTTTGACAGCCTGTCCATCATTTAATAGACCGCCATCTAAACTAAAATCATTTGTTCCTACATACACCATAGTTTGTTACTTTATATATTCTCTTTTAAGTTCAGCTCTTTCAAGGTCTATAACTCTAAGACCATCGGAAAAATCTCTAACAGTTTCATAATTAGCCCAACCACCACCTCCACTTCCACCACCAAATGATGGTGTTTCAACTACAATTTCTTTTACGATTACTGGTTCGGGTTCTACATAAGGCGGCATATCTATTGGTAGTACTATTTTAGGAGGAGGTCCTAAATCAACCACAGGTGGTTTTTGTACATCCAATAATTTTTTAAATGCTATTTGTGCATCGGTTTGAAATGGTTTTCGCTGTTCTATTTTTGTTATAACAGGCGATGATGTATCAATTAATGTATCTTGCTCTAATCTTTGCAAAATCATTTTAACTTCATTGATACCTTCCAATTTACCTTCATCAAACGATACCTTTGTATTTATATCCTGTAAGGGTAAATATTTGATTATAGATTGTACTAATAAGTTTCTACATTGTTCACGTATTTCTTCTTTAGATAACCCAATAGGTGGCTTTTCTTTTTTTGGCTTTCCATAATTTAGGTCATCTATTTTGGATATTCTATTTGTAAATTCATATATACAAGATTGAACAAAAAGCTTATGAACATCATTTGCAAAAATATCAAAATCTTTTATTTTAAATTCACTAACCATTTTATTATACCACTTTTCAGTATATTTAGATTTCATAAAATCTTTGATACCCGCTGGCGTTATTTTTTCTACAAAATTAAAAGCTAATGCAATAGTATCATCTCTAAATTCTCCGTTTTTTCTAAAAATTTCATAACGCAATCCTAAGTTATATGAAATCTCATCTAATCCTTTTTTTATTGGAAATAATCTTATTTCTGTTCTTGATGGTGAAATTTCAGAAATCCAAACTTTATTATTTGTACTCTCACTACCTACTCTTTTATTAATAAGTGTTACGCTTGTTTTAAAAACACCATTTTCATATCCAGCTTCCTTTAGTAATCTTTCAGCATCTATAAAGTATTCTTTTGGAAATTTATATTGTTCTAAAAGAGTTCCTTCTGGTAGTAAAAAATAATCACTTATATTAGAACTTGTCAATGGAATATATCTTACTAACTCGCCGTTTCTTTGTGGCAGTTGATTATCAGATGAATCATATATAATAAATTCTATGGAATCAGTTTCTCCAAATCCAAAAAATGATTGAAGATTTTCTTCTTCAAAAACTTTTCTGTCATTAGCAGTAATTTGATAGCCTTTGTTATTAATAATATCTTTTAGAGCTTTTATTGCCATGCTAATTTTTTTCTTTTATTTATATATGAATCATATACAAAATATGAATAGTGCTTACCAAAGAAATGTATAACATTCCCTAACAAATTTTTCTTTTTAAGAGTACCAACTTCATAAGCCATAAACTCCGTCCAAGGTTTTACTAATAAATAAACGTATTTTGTATATTTAGGATTTTTTCTCATAAATTCAACAACACCTCTAGCCCATATACCATATCCTATAACTAATCTTCTGTCTATATTCCACATCATCTCACCATAACGTTCATCCGCATCCCATATATGTTGTGGTAAGAAACCTTGATTGTATAATTCGTTACAAATGATTTTCTTTTTCTTAGTTGTTGCATTTGTAAGTTGTTGATTAGCTGTAATTAATTGCGTTTGATTGGCATTTAATTGAGTGTTTAATTGATTTATAGTCTGCCCTAAGTTAATTATTTGGTTTTGTGCACTACTTAATTGCTCTTTTAATAAATCATTCTCTTGAGTTAGTGATAAGTTTCTAGCCGCTAATGACACTCTTTGAATTGATTCTGCCGTTGCTTTTTGTAATGCATTTTGTAAATCAATGGTAGATGATTCTACTCTAGAAGCCATACTTTGTAATTGATTTTCTAAAACAGTAACATTCAAATCTCTGGAGTCTAATTCGATTGCTAAACTCTGTGTTACGATTTCTAGTTCTTTTATCTTACCATCCATTCGTAATACTGTATCATTCAGAGCTTCAACTACCTCTGTTAAATCTTCAACAGATTTAGTTGCTTCATTAAAAGTTGATGTTAATATAGTTGGCTCTGTTAATGGTGCTTCTATATCAATCAACTCAACAATTGTTGTATCTAATGCTTTTATTAGTTCTTGTTGATTATATTTTGGCTTAGTAAGTTGTCCAGAAATAATACCATCGTTCTCTATCGAACCACTAAATATATGAACACCAAATTCATTTTTAGTTTTGATAGCCGATGAACCACTTCGTAATAGTTCACTTATTAAAGCTTCATTTTTTAAACCACCTTTTACCATTTTTTAATCCTTTACAACATTAAAAGTTAATTCAGTATCTATATATTGAGAACCATTGATTCCATCAATTTTAAATTCTATTTTATAAACTCTATCAGATTGCCAATTTGTAAAATCAATAGTAATATAATTTCCATTAGAATCACAACTAATTTTTGAGTATTCTGAAAAAGGTACAATAACATCATTACTTGCAAAATCTCTTATTTGATAATAAGAATTTTTCGGTAAATATTTTATTGTATTATATGCGAACGAATTTGTAAATGTTTTTAATGGATACATTTCTCTTGCAAATACTCTCATAGAAATTATTGTATTTACTTTATATTCTTTTTTCAAATTAGTAATACCTACTTTAATATCATCAGAAACTAATTCAGATAAAGAGCCTGTTAAATACGATTGGTCATCCCACCCTATTATGATTTTTGGTTCATGTATTGTATGTGTTTCTTTACTAAATAATTTTACAATTCCGTAATCATTTACATCATTTTCTTTATCGTTAGCAAATTTAACCATCAACCCATCATTTGGAATAGAACCACTCATCCATGCTTTTAACATATCAGTAACATCCATACTAATATCAGCCGTACTATAATTAAAAGATTGAGATGCTGCATTATATGTGTACCACGTACCACCAGTACCATCGTTTGGATTTGATGTAGTACCTACTGCTAAATTATTTTCTAACCATTCTGTTTTTGTATCACCTTCTCTATGTTTCCAGGTAACACCACTAGTAGATATTTCATCAAATCTAGTACCCTTACCCATATTCCAACTTCCAGATATTGCATACGCATATAATGTATAATCTAAAGGAATTTCTTCACTTTCAGTTTCTTTTAATACCAAATATGCATTTTTCATTTTTACAGAACCATCAGATAGTGATTTTGATAAATGACCAACATCAAATTTTAGTAATGCTCTTGAAACATCTTTAACTGTTCCATAGAATATCTTACTTACCTCTAATATCTCATCCAAACCTGTATTTTGGTTTGGTTGTTGAAGATATACCGTTGCATCCTTTGATGCTGTCATGAAATAGTATGCCATTATCGTACTCTACCTTTTATATCCGAATCCGGAAATTTAATTTCAAATATAGATGGGTCTAATGAAGGATATACAATTTTATCTTTTGTGGCCGCTTCTATATTATATGAATTAGGAGAATAATTGTCTCCGCATTTATTTTCAATTCGTATAAATGGAACGGATGATACGCCTTCAACGTTTGCAATTAACAATTCAACTTCACTTAAATTTATAGTTTGATTAAATTGCCAATTATCTATATTAAAATAACTTTTTAATTCACTTATGCATTTAGCTAAAGTTTCACTTTTATTATAGTTCTGATACACTGTTATTTGAAAGTCTATTCCAATATTAATAATAAAGCCATCACTCATATTAATACCATCTGTTAAGATTTTGTACTCATTTAAATATGTTTTTAAATTTTCCTTAACTGCTCTATTTAATGGAGCTAATCTACCATTTTGGTCCAAACCTAATAAATAAAGATTAATTGCGAATGGATTGTTTTTTTCATTTTCGTTGGAAGTTTTTCCAATTAAATATTTTTGAATTTCTTCTTGTACAGTCCTTACAGATGGTTCTTCTCCATCTGGTTTATTTACAAAACTCATTACTAAATCCGTAAATTCTTGTAATGCGTTTGGTGATGCTAAAATTGATGCAGGTGAATTATTATCTAATTTACCGTCAGCTATTGCATAAGATTTGGCTACTGCTCCAAATTTAGTTGGCATTGATAATACTCTAACTTGATAATCTTTAGTAGTTACTGCTCTATTTTGTGCTCCAAAGTTTGCTAAAGCATTTTGTCTAATTTCTTCCAGCGTTTCTCCACTTCTACCACCAGAAGCTCCAATTTCATTATCAACTGCTACTGAATTTTTTGTAGCATTGTATATTGCTGATTCAATATTATTTAATTTTTGAACATCTTCGTCAAATTCTATACCTCTTATTCTTGTAAGTTCACCAACCGAAATATTTGAATTTACCCCACCACCCACTAAATACCTAACGGTTATATCTGTCATAGCTGGGGATGTTCCGTATGTTTTTGTTTTCAAAAAGTTAGTAGGGTCAAACGATTCATCTAACTTATCTATTGAATTAGGAAGTCCCAATCCAACATTTTTTAAATTTGGTATTAAAGTTTCATCACTAGCAGATGGGTCTCCTGCTCCAAATTGAATTGTCATAGTAGAATCTTCATTTACCTTTACTACGAATCTTTTTGGTGTTTTTATTGTTTTTAAAATATATGGTACAGTATCTTTAAATTGATACAAATCCGTATCATTTGCTTCTGTGTTTGGTTGTTGTATAAAAACCATTTCTTGTGCTAAATATGGAACTTCGTACCACTTATTGCCATTAGTATCTCTAACATCATGTATATCAATAATGTTACTATCATTTAAAACTATTTTTTGAAAAGGTTCGTAATTACCAAACGTAAATGTTCTCTCAACCATTGTAGCTGAAATACATTGTACAAACTTTTTTATCAAATAAAAAGTTGTCTCTCCTGTAATAGAATCTCTTTGATATATTGATATACCTCTATCGGTTGGGTCACTAAAATCGACTACATCCGTTGTTCTAAATTCTAAATCATCTCTTGATGATTCAACAGCCATACCTTCTTTAATTCTTAAAAAATACTTTTCATCTGGTCTATTATTCAAACCACTACCTATTGATGGTACTAATTGATAAACAGATAGTGTTGTTACAGCAGGTGCTGTTACTTTTGGTTTATATCCCAAATATTGCGCTAATGCCAATACACTTCTAGTATCTTCAGCAGTAGACATCATTGACTCTTTTAATGTATCATCAATATAATACGAAAGAGTATCACCTATATATGATGCCATTTCAATAAACATCATACCAGGAGATGATTCATTGAAATCAGAATAAGTTCTAGGAAAATAAGTTTTAGTAAACTCTATTAGATTTTCTTTAAATCCATAAAAGTCCTTTCCGATATATTTTATATCCTTACCTTTATTCCTAAAATTTTTATTTGTAGTAGTTAATGCCATTTTTTATTTATTATACTGTAAATGTTACCTGATTTAAATCGGGAGTATTAGCCACACCAAATGTAATTGAAATTTCAACTTGATTTCTATCTTTATTTTCGTTTGATTGTGCTACATCTATTTGTCTTATATCAACATAAGGTAACCAATTCGTAATAGATTCTGTGATTATTTCTTCAATTTTAATCGCTAACCTATCATCATTAAAATCAAATAATAATTCCTGTAAACCACTACCAAAATTAGGTTGCAATAATCGCTCACCTTTTTTAGTTAATAGTAAATTTTTAATATTTGAACTAACTTGCTCTTTTGTTGTAAACGATTGATTAAAAGCGGTATTTCCTATTTGTATTGGCAAGGTTATTCCTATCGCATAATCTTGAAATGCTGCGGTATCTTGAACTAATTTCTGCCCTAATACAATTGCCATTACTTTTTCTTAAATCTTTTTACAAGTTCAGAATAATCTCTATTCAATGCTTTATCCAATTCAGCTACACCAGTTTGAACACCCAATCCAGTTGGTTGAGGTCCTCTAGCTAAATCACCATAACCCATTTTTTCAGCAATTGCAGTTCTACCTACAATTGAACCCATATCACCTTGTCCAAAATTCATTGTTCTGAATCCACCATCACCACTTGCAGGTGCCATTGCGGTTTCATTTAGAATTTGGTTAATCATTGGGTTTTTACTGAATTGCTTTTCAGCTACCATTTTAGTTTCAATAGACTCTACCAAAGTTTCATCTTCCATCATAGCTTTAGCCATAGATAATCCAGTATTTTTAGGTTTAGCAGGTTGTTTACCTTCTGCTATCAGTTTTTTCATTTCGGCCTTAACAGTTTCCTTAATTAAGGTAGGTAATTGTTCTTTCAATTCCTCTTTAATTAAGATTTGTATGGCTTTTAATAATTTATCTGTATTCATACTTCCTTATTTGTTATGTTTATAAATATTTGAATTGTTATTTTTGAAAATTAAATTATACTTGTAGAGAAAATTTATCAACTTTAGCCAACGCTTCGGATGATAAAAACCCAGCACCTCCTCGTTTAACAACATCGCCAGCAATTACACTTGTTATCAATTGGTTTGCATCGGCTTGATTAGACCCAACTGCTTTAATTCCTGTCAATTTTGACATATTTGGTATGTTCTTTTTTATAAAGTATCCCAATGTATCGGCTGCACCGGCGGTGGTAGCCACCAAATCAGGATTTTTTACAAGTCTATCATCCTTATATAATGATAAAGAAGCTGCTGCATAATTTCCTTTACCTGTAAGTTGTATGAATCCTCGACCTCTATATTTATAACCATCACCCACTGCCGTATTACCTAATGTCTGTCCTACCTTTGTGTCAGGACCATACATCAACTCACCAAATGATTGAGCACTTTTCTTTATTTCATTAAGTTCAGCATCTGTATATTTTGTAGCTCTCTTTGTAAATATTTTTTTAATTCTTTCATTACTAGTTTTAGAGTAATTCATATTTTCAACTAATGGTTGAGCTCCTGATTCTTTTAGTGCATTTGCCTTTACAGCTTTAATTATTGCTACATCGGTTATACCAACTTTAATTAGTGATGCTTCTATTA